CTTTGAGAAGTTCATGGGTTTCTTTTTTGATTTGTAACATTGCGTATTTCATAACTTATTTAGTTTTCTTTAGTATTATATAATGTATATTAGTTTTCTTTAGATAAATATGACATAATTCTTTTTTTAGAGATATTTATTTAAAAAGATTAAATGGCTGTTATACAAAAAACTTTATTTGCTAAAAACTTAGACAAGTACGCCGTATTAGTAAATGATACGGAACCTAATAGTAGATATTTTAAAATAACAGAATTGCCTGATACATTTACAGGTGGTAAGAATGCATTTTTAATTGCAGGTTCACAAGAATTAGTTCCAGATACTAAAATACAAATTGAATTAAAAGATTCGGCAGGTAATATAATTTATCACGAACCAGGTGAAGGATACTTTTCATCATCATTTAAAGATACTAATGATAAACCCATTATAACCGAATATTATGAAGGTGTTTCAAAGGTAGTATCGGTTTATGTTTATCCCGATACGGCATTTGGGCCATGTACACTTACTATATTAGGTGAGTTAAGTGAGTATCAAGATACAAATGGTATTACACTTCCCGTTCCTTTAGATTGGGAAAATAAATACAATGTTAAGTGGACAAAAACTATAAATGTAAATCCGGCATTAGCTAATACTACAAAGATTAGATTTTACCAAAGGCCACAAGCTACTATTACCGAATTACTTAGTCCACTATATAGAATAGAAAATGATTTAAAAGTCGCATCTGCAGTTACACAATCCTTTGCAAATATTAAACTTTCAAAATTAGAAACATTTGCAGGTGATGTTAAAAGAGTAAAAGTATTTAGAACTTCTGAAGGTGATATTTCCGATTATGATTTGATACAAGATATATTGGTTGAGTCAAAAGAATTATTAACATCATATGGTTTGTCAGGAAGTGTAGTAGGCCAGACTGGAATACTAACATCGGAAACACTTAAAAATAATTGGAATACAGGTTCGTTAAATGCATATCTTACATCCAGTAGAGTTGAAAGTGGTGTTAGATTAACAGGTAGTGGGTATTTTACATATTCATCTTCTTTGGATATTAAAAGTTCAAATACATATGAATTAAATTTAGATGCATTTTATTCATCATCTACTTCAAGTAATTTGGGAATATATTTAAATCAAATTACAACTTCAGTAGTAAATGGTGTAACGGTACCGACAACAATATCAAGCAGTATTTCAACATTAATAGGAACGCAACCTACAAAAAATTTATTAGATACGGTAATACCATTTAGGATAGATAGGGATTATCCATCTGCATCTTTATACTTTTCACAATCTCAAGGTGAATGGCATTTGGGAAATATTAGTTTACGATTATCACAGGATACCGCATTTTCTCCAGATGAGATTTCATTTGTTACTACAATGCCGACGGTATTAGGTAATGAAACTTATAATTTTAAATTTGAATTTTATGATGTAAACAATAACTATGTACCTGTTGCAGTAACACAATCTGCATTATTTACAGGTGGTAACAATAATATAAATGGTACACTTACATTGATAAGTTCTTCTGCATCGGGTTCTTTAGCAGATTTAAATAGGGTATCATCTTCAATTAGTGGAACAGTAACATTAACAAGTTCATCTATTAGTGGTAGTTTGACTAGTGTAAGTTCATCGGTTAGTGGAACAATAACTACATTAAGTGGTTCGGTATCAAGAAGTGTTGCACTTACATTATCTGCATCTCTTTCAAATGTAAAATTATTAGCAGATGGTGGATATCCTGGAACATTTATAGAAAGTTCTTCAATTTATTCACCAAATATAGCAGGTATAGACGGATATTTTAGTAATAAATTTCAAGTCGGTAAAACAAATCCAATTGTATTAGACGCATCTACTACAACTCGAAAAATATATGTAGGAACAGGAACTTATAATAATGTAAATACATCCGTTTATATGGATAGTACAGGACAATTTTCTCTTAAAGATAAATTAACATTTGATACAAGTGGAAATCTTTCTGTAAATGGTACTATAAATGTAACAGCTGGTAATGCTGCTACACAAACTTATGCAAATACTATTGGAACAAATGCAGTATCATCGGGTTCAGTTTCAGCGGCAGCTGCACAAACCGCTGCAGAGTTATTTGCATCAAGTGCTGCAGGACGAGCCGTAACATCCGGTTCAGTTGCAGCAACGGCTGCACAACAGGCTGCGATTGCACAAGCAAAAGCCGATGCAAGTGCTTCTGTAAACTTATTAGCAGCTGGGGATTGGACGGGTGGTGGTACAACATTTATTAGTGCACGTTCTATTTCGTCTCCTGTTTTAGCTGGTAATGCGGGGTATATAAGTGAAATTCTTAAAGTAGGTCAAAATGGAATCACTTTGGATGGAGGAAATAAAAAGATTTATGTAGGAACTGGTACATATGCAAATGCAAATACACCATTTTATTTTGCATCGGGTTCTACTAATGTATTTTCATTGGGCAGTAAACTAACTTTTGATGGTGACAATTTATCTATTCAAGGTGGTATTACGGCAACATCACTAACACTAAGTGCGGGTGTAACGGTTCCAAACGCATCGGTTGCAGGACTTGGTTCTTTGGCATTAAAAAGTAGTGTATCGGCAACAGCGGATGTAACCGGTTTGGGTGCATTAGCGACACGTAGTTCGGTTAATGCAACTTACATAGACGATAATTCAATTAGTACTGGTAAAATAATAGCCGACTCAATCGTTGCGGAAAAAATTGCTTCATTAAAGTTTTTTGGTAGAGATGCACAATTTGATACCGGTTCAATTGCGGGATGGAATTTTAATGGGAACTCATTATTTAAAAGTAATGGTACACATACTATTAAATTGAGTTCAACTGATGCTTCTTATTTTATTACAAGAGATAGTACAAATCAAACAAAAGTAAAAATATCACCGGCAACAACTATTCCGGCAATAGCTGTTTCTTCGTTTGACTTTGTTAATTTTACATATGCAGCGACTACAAGATTAACGGTTAGTGGTGATAGTTCTCAAGAAGAAACCAGAACATTAACCGCAACAAGTGGTAGAGGTGATATTGATGGTAGTCTAGGTTATAGGGGTACAGGTATCATATACTTAGAAAATCCTACCGAAGAAATTTGGGTTGATGGAGATGGGGTAAATGGTTTAACTTTATTACAATTCCTTGCTACTATTCAAGTTAATGGTGGAACGATTAATAATGATGATGGAGTACGTGCAAAGTATCAATTAACATTGGTTGCAGAAAAATATGCATCTTATACACACGCTGCCAATAGAACAAATTTAATTCAAACATATAGGTCAACTATTGTTGAAAATAATTTAGTAAAACTAGCAGGTAACACATTCAGTTATGCTGATTATTCATATGGTATTTTTGGAGGTGGTTTTCAAGTAGATAGTAATCAAAACTGGTTTTATGTTTATTTAGAACAATATGTTCAATGCGCAACTAGTAATGGCGACCCATATGATGACTCTGCATTAGTTTATATGAATGATTTTGGTTCAACTGTAAAAGTACAGTTTGGTAGAGTAGATAATGGATTTTCACAATTGGCACCTGCAGGATTACAAGTGTATACAGGTGTTAGGAATTATATGAACGCATCTGTGTCGGCTGTATCCGGTGAAAACTTTTTTGAAGTAAAAGGAAAGTCTCAATTTTTGTCAGGACTATCTGTTAATGGTACGTTTTCTGCGACTACTAAACAATTCCAAATTACACATCCATTAGATGAAAATAAATGGTTATATCACACTGCAATTGAAGGCCCACAAGCAGATTTGATTTATAGAGGTAAAATAAATTTAATAAATGGTGAAGGTAGTTCTAATATAGATATTTCTGCAAGATTAACAAATGGAACATTTAATTCATTAACAAGAAATGCACAATTATTTTTACAAAATAATGATTCATTTGATAGAATAAAAGGTAAAATTGAAGATGGAAATGTATATGTTGTTAGTGAAAATCAAAATTCATCCGCATCGGTGGATTGGACAGTTATTGCTGAAAGATGTGATACGGAAGTATTGACGGGTGGTACATATGGCGGTGATGGTAAATATAAAACCGAAAAGTGGAAAAGGGAATTTCGTGATACTTTAATGATAACGGGTTCAGTATGATAGTACTTATTACAACAGGTTACGGAAAAAATGTTATAGGTGGTGCCGATTTATGGTGTAATAACTTTATTGAAAATGTTTTACCATTAGTCAAAGAAGATTACAAAATTATAATTGACGGCAGGCCATTGGTTAGAGAAATTGATGCAATATACACTTTTGGAAACGAAAAAGAAGTTGATAAAATATTAGACGAATGTGATAAGATTATTTTCTTACATCATTCTTACAAACCAAATCCCATTATTAAAAACTATTTACACAAAACTTATCTTACATTTGTTCATGCTTTCATTCCTGATATGTTAGGATTGAATTCTGATTATGAAAATATAATGACAAAAGTCGATTGGGAATGGCAAAAAGAAATATTAGATAATTCCGACAATGTAGTTTGGATAGGATATGAAAAAGATACAATACATAATGAATATCCAAAAACAAAAACTATTACAAATTACTATGAATGGAAACACAATAAACCATTCACAGGAATTATAAGTAATAAGATTGGATATGCTGCAAGATGTGAAACCAGAAAAAATGCACATTATTTAGATTACATTCCATCAATTATATTTTCAAACAAGTATGATTACAAAAGAATGTTAGAAGGGTCAAAAACTAATTCGGATTATCATAGGTTTATGGAATTTGATTATACATTTCATAATAAATTTTTTGAAAGTAATTTTCAAATATTTCATGGGTGTTATATAAAAGAACCATTTGGATATGCAATATTTGATGCAGTTGATAATGGCAAAGTTCCAATTATACATACCGATTGGATGAAACACATTGATTACAAATATAGAGCAAATAGTAAAGGAGAATTTCACCAAAGATATTTAGAATTACAAGAAGACGAATTTGAAAAAGTAAATTTAGAATTTTGTAAATTAAGAAATGCACTAGAAAAATATACAAATAAAGAGTTATGGATACAAAAGATAAACAATTACTTAATACAAAATTAATAAAAGAATATCTTACCAACAATCATAAAATAGATGATGAAGGTAATATAATTTTAGAGCCGGTAAAATATCGTTGGACACATGGTGCAACCGATTTACACTTAGGCGATGGCCTTTTGGTGTACTCTTTCATTCAATTTATTAGAGCAAAAGTATGCGTCTGTATTGGGTCAGGAGGTGGATTTATACCACGTCTTATGACACAAGCTAGGGTTGATTTATGGCATCAAAAAATATTTGATGGAAACGCTCAAATGGAATGGGGAGATATTGGAACTACTATTATAATCGATGCAGCTAATGGTGTTGGAGGATTTACTGATTGGACAGAAGAAAATTCTTTTTTAAGACAACATTTTTCTCCACAAGTTATTTTAGAAACATCCGAAAAAACATTCTATGATTATTTTGTAAGACAAGATATTAAAATAGACTATTTACATATTGACGGAGACCATTCATATGATGGTGTTAAAAAAGATTTTGAATTATATTCTACAATTATGTCTGAAAATGGAATTATTACAATTCACGATATAGACCAAAATTATCATGACACATTTGTTGTAACGGAAAATTCAAAAGAAGATTTCGTTCCTTTTGATGGTCCCTGTAAATTTATTAAAGAATTGGAAGAGGATAAAAAATGGAATTTGGTAAATTTAAAAAATTTTCGTATGTTTGATAAAAAAGTTACAAGCACTGGTTTAGCTTTACTAACAAGAAAGCTTTAAAAAAGATTAATAAAAAATTAAATGAATAAAATAAGATTAGTTACAGTTACTGGTAGTAGGGTAGAAACTTTGTGGCATATGCTGAATCATTATAAAGATTTGGTAGACGAAATGTATGTTGTAGTTTATGAGTGGGAGGGCTCTAGTACTTATAATGAAGTTTTAAAAATAACTAAACAATTTGAAAAAGCTAGAATAGTAGAAAGAGCAACAAAAGAAAAATTCAATTGGGAATATGTTACTCAGTTATATAATGAAACTAAAATGTTATTTCCTGATGATTGGTGGGTAGTTTCAGACGATGATGAATTTCATATTTATTCAAAACCATTAAAACAAATTATATCAGCTTGTGATAGAAATGGTTGGGAAATAGTAAGAGGTGGATTTATTGATAGAATAGGACAAGTTGGAGATTTCCCAAAGATAAATAAGAAAGAAAATATATTTGAACAATTTCCAGTTGCAGGATTTTTTAGATATCCAATGAGTGGTGCATGTCCTAATAAGGTATGTATAGTGAAAGGATATATTGAAATTACATCTGGTCAACATTATGCAAAAATAGACGGACATACTACATGGAGATGGCAAGGTTGGAATCACCCTTTAATTGCACCCATTGAGGAATACAATGTTCAGGTTCATCACTTTAAATGGGACTCAACCTGTATAGAAAGAATCAAACAAGTTGCAGATATTAAAAAAGAGTATGCATCATCTGATGAATATTTAAAAATGTATCAATCTTTAAGAAGTAATAATTTTGAAATAGATGTTACAAATCAGGAATATATGTTTGAATACATTGGAACGGAAATTGATTATAAACAATGGAATCAATTAATTAAAAAAATAATATCAATATAATTTGGTAATATCAAATAAAAATAGTACATTTATAAAAATAAACAATTATGACAGAAGAAGAATTATTATTAGAAACTAAGAAGGTTAAAGCTTTGGAAAAAATTGCTAACTCATTAGATGCTCTTACGGTTTGGTTTGAAGAAATCGATAAAGATGAGTGGAGTGATAGAGTTCAATACTATTTAGCAGAATTTCATAAATTAGTTCCTAAAGAGGAAACCGATAACAATGCATAAACTTGGCGTAATCGTTCCATACAGAAATCGATACGAACATCTCATAGAATTTAAAACTCATATAGTTCAATATTTAAAATCTCATAACATAGATTTTGAGATTATAATAGTTGAACAAGATGATGCAAAATTATTTAATAGAGGAATGCTTCTAAATATCGGATTTGAACGAGCTAAGAAGTTGGATTGTGATTATGTTGTATTTCATGATATAGATATGATACCAATAGATGTAGATTATTCTTATTCGGATACCCCCACTCACCTAGCCACCGACAATATTCCATTTGAATCTTATTTTGGTGGCATCACATTATTTCCATCCGAATTATTTGAAAAAATAAATGGGTTTTCTAACTTGTATTGGGGTTGGGGATTTGAAGATGATGACTTAAGATATAGATGTATAAAACACAATGTTCCATTTCAAAATATTATAGATGATACATTTACAAACGAAAAATTACCCATTTTTAATGGAGTAGACGCATATGCAACGGTTCCAAATATTATAAATTATAATAGAAGTTTTAAAATAGAATTAGATATCAATTTAGATAAAGTTATTTATGATGTAAACAAACAATTTGATATATTTCCAATTTTATCAATAAAAGGTTACGATTTTAAACTTTTTTATAATTCTTTTAATAGATTTTATTTACAACTTTTTGATAAAAAAGGTAATTACTATGATGTTCATTCCGATATTGTAACAACATCAAAAAATAAAATAGTAATAGAATATAATAAAAAAGAAAATATAATTACTTTTGTGGTAAATAATATTGTGAATAGTATCAAACTTTCGGAATATATATATAATTATTCCAATTCCGATGATATAATAATCGGTACCGATGGCACAAAAGAAAGCTTTTTTAAAGGAACTATAAATGAATTTTTATTAAAACAAAATGATGAAATAACAATTCATTATAAAAATTATAATATTACAAAATATTGTTTTACCGACATTTCTGGTAATAAAAATGATGGTAAATTTTTTAATGTTTATTTAAATTATTTTAAATCATTTGTAAATCATTATTCATATATACCATTTAGGAGAAATAGTAAACTTTTAAAATTGTACCACAAAGATTGTGGATTTAATGATGGTAGATGGCAAGATGATAATAGTAGATGGAACCAGTTGAGATATAATAATGAAGTACAATTTGGGTATCACGATAATATCGATGATGGCCTAAGTAATTGTCATTATACATTATATGGTAAAACAAAAGATAATAAAATAACTCATTTAAATGTAGGTATATAATGAAATTAGGAGTTTGTGTACCATATAGAAATAGAGAAGAACATATGAATCAATTTGTTCCTCATGTATCTAAATTTTTAGAAGAAAGAGGAATCGAACATACAATCTACTTAGCACATCAATGTGATAACGAATTATTTAACAGAGGTTTAATGAAAAACATTGCAGCAAAACACGCATTTGATGATGGGTGTGATTACATTGTATGGCATGATATCGATATGGTTCCTGAAGATGAGAGTTGTGATTATTCGTTTCCTAATGATAACCCACAACATATTGCAGTTCGTATTTCACAATCAGATTATCAATTAAAGTATGAAGAATACTTTGGTGGTGCAGTTGTATTCTCAAAAGAACAAGTAGAACGAACTAACGGATATTCAAACGACTATTGGGATTGGGGCATGGAAGATGATGATTTATTTTGGAGATGTGTAATGGAAGGTTATGCAGAAGAAACAAAATTAAATTATAGTAAAGAAAAATATGTAGCAAATTTTAATGGTATAAATTCTAAAATACAATTAAGACCATCCAGAGAACAAAAGGATTGTATTTCTAATTCACATACAATTTCTATATTAGTTAAAGCAGACCAACAAATTGAAAAAGTTCCTATCTGGTTAATCGGTGACCAAAATAGACAATTTATAGAATACCCAATATTTAGAAAACCAGGATATGATTGGGGGTTGTCATTTAATAATAGTAGAGCATATACACTCCAAATATGGGATAGAATGAAAAATCATTTATATCAATGGATTAAAAGATATGAAAATCAATGGAGTTGGATTACTATGTCAGTAGATGCGGAAAATAAAAAAATACATTTCTATTTAAATGGTAGAGAAAGTGATGCAAGATTGGGAACGGGAACACAATCACCACTTAGTTATAATGAACCATTGAAACGATATGGTATGGAGCCGTTTACAATTGGATATTCAAAATCTCCCAATGAAGTATTTTTTAAAGGAGGAATTGCTAGCATACAAATGTGGGATAGATGTTTAACATCCGATGAGGTAAAAAATCTACATAAAGAAATGCCCGAAGATAATTTGATATTAGATATATTCACTATGAATTTAGAATTTGGTCAAATGGAAAATATTGAATTAACAAAGGAAAAAATAGAAATACCACACACTATATTACCTTACAGAAAAAATGGTAAATTTAAATGCTTACCACATCAAACTGAAGGATTAATTAAAACAGGTGGAATTGATAAATGGGCAAAAGGTGAAACTACTGCAAGAAATGAAAGACGATATATCTTAGAAATGCAGCAAGGTAAAATAGATTATAAAAAAGATGGTATGTCAAACATAAATGAAAAATATACCTTGTTGGAAATAGAAAATATATTTGGTAAACATAAACTTATAAATGTAAAAACCAATGGATAAGCATACAGACAAAGAATTTTTGCAACAAGCTTTCGATGCAAATAAATTAATAAAAAAGCAGTATAATTTTCATACAATGCAATCATACAAAGACATTCCAGGATGGATTAATGACGCAGAGTGGATTTATGAGAAGATTGTAAATGAATCGGAAGATGGTGACAAATTATTAGAAATTGGTACTTTCTTCGGCCAATCCGCAGCACGAATGGCCGAATTAATTAGAGATTCAAAGAAAAATATTAAATTCTATTCTATGGACATTTATTATGAAGTAGAATCATCATTAATGTTAGACAGACATCCAAAATCATTTAAAGATTTTAGAGAAAAACATAGATACGCAGATATCTATAATTTAGTAAAAGATATTCTTATTAAAATAGGTTTAAAAGAATATGTAGAACAAATTTGTTGTGATTCTAAATATGGATATAAATTATTTGATGATAATTATTTTAAAATGGTTTATATAGATGGAAACCATTATTATGACTATGTATATGCAGATTTAGTAAACTGGTGGCCTAAGATTAAAGAAGGTGGTTACATAATCTGTGATGACATTGCATACGACTCTGTAACAAAAGCTATTGATGACTTTATAGATTATTATAAATTGGACAAAACAAAATGTGAATACAATTATAATAGTTTTATATATAAAAAATAAAATATGAGTGAAGAAAAAAAGCCTAATAATTATGGATTTGAAAATCCTGTTTATGTAGAGACAAAAAATGAATTGGATAAAGTTGGGAAAGGAATGTGTTTAGCAAAATGGACACAGGTTACTATGCACTTACAAAATGGGCACAATCACTCTTGTCATCACCCCAGAACACATAAAATATCTGAAACCGAAATTGCACGCAATCCATCGGCACTACATAATACGAGATATAAAAAACTTCGTAGAAAAGAAATGTTAAGTGGAGCAAGACCGGAGGAGTGTGATTATTGTTGGGGTGTAGAAGATAATTCCGATAGGTTTAGTGATAGAATTTTTAAATCAGCTGAAAGTTGGTCTAAACCATTTTATAATGAAATTGTTAATGCCGATTGGAGAGACGATTTTAATCCAAGATATGTAGAGGTGGCATTTAGTAATACTTGTAATTTTAAATGTTCATATTGCGGCCCTGCATTTTCTACACAATGGATGGAAGAAATGGAAGAATTTGGTGGATATAATACATCTACTAGTTTCAATGACCCAGTTTGGTTGACAAGAGAACAAAAAACACCAATAAAACAAAACGAACACAATCCATATAATGAAGCATTTTGGAAATGGTGGCCGGATTTATATAACGATTTACATACATTTAGAATAACAGGAGGAGAACCTCTATTAGCCAAAGATACTTGGAAAGTTTTAGATTATATCATAGACCACCCAAATCCTAATAAAAAATTAAATCTTTCTATTAATACTAACTTAGGTGCACCAGATGCATTGATTGATAAATTTATTGATAAAGTAAATAAGATAATCGATGAGGGAAGAATAAATGAATTTATTATTTTCACCTCTGCAGATGCATGGGGAAAACAGGCGGAATATATTAGACATGGAATGGAATTTAATCGTTTTTGGGGTAATGTAAATAAAATTCTTACAAAATGTCCAAGAGTTGTTATTACATTTATGGTAACATACAATGCATTGAGTGTGTTTACTTATGATAAATTAATCAAAGGTGTATATGATTTGAAAAAAGAATATGGTTCATCGGATAGATATTGGCCATCCGCTGTAATGTTGGATAGTTCTTATTTAAGATTCCCATGGCATCAAACTGTTCAAATTTTACCAAGTGATTTTAAAGAAAATATTTTAGAACATGCCAAATTAGCATTGTATTATGGTGTTCCAAAATTTGACCACAAATATATTGGTTATTCCGATGTAGAGATACAAAAATTAAAAAGAATATATGACTGGTCAACATCAACTGATATAGACCCTAAATTTATTTTACAAAGCCAAAAAGATTTTGGAATATTTGTAACCGAACACGATAAAAGAAGGGGAACCAATTTTGTAAAAACATTCCCAGAATTAGAAGAATTTTATAACTTTTCAAAAAATATTATTATATGATGAAAATAGATTTTAAAAAACCATGGCAAATATGGCCATTCCAATCATATGGTATGGTTAAAAAAGATGCACTGATAGTCACCAACTCAGGAGATTTCACAATGTCCGTATCCTTTAAATCAGGAGAAATATTTGAAGATACTCAATTGGGTGGAATTTGTTTGAGACCTGGTATGCATTCTGGTTTTATGATTTTAAAAGATAAAGAAGTAAGATATGATATTTGGTATAATGATGGTGTTGAAAATAAATTTATTTGTTTAAAAAAACAAATAAATGATATTAATTTTTTTAATGAATTTAATTTATTAACTATAACATTTTCAAGTAAAGAAAATAAATTTTCATTTTATGTAAATTCTAAATTAGAAGATAGTGTTATTATAGATGGTAAATATAACGATTATAATAATTTACCAATTTTCTTTGGATGTGGTGCATACGATAGAGAAGAAAATACAAATTTTATGGAATGTTATTATGATTTTTATTTATTATGTGATTCTATTGTAGATATAGACGATGTAGTATATTTAAAAAATAATTTATATGAAAATTTAAATGAATATGATTATATTAAAAATAAATTTAATAAAAATATAGTTGTGTGTTATGATTTTTTAAAAAAAACTCCACACAAAGTTTGGGATTTTTCAGGAAATTCAAACTATTTAATTAAAGTAGAAGAAACTTGTTAGTATGAAAATTTTAGTTACAGGAGGTGCAGGTTATTTGGGTTCGGTATTAGTTGGAAAATTATTAGAACAAAGTTATGAGGTTATTGTTTTGGATAAATTATTATTCAATCAAACTTCCCTATTACAATACACATCAAAGTCAAAATTTAAATTTATACATGGTGATGTTCGTAATGAAACACTATTGGAAAAACTTTGTAATGAAGCAGATGTAATTATTCCTCTTGCTGCAATTGTAGGATTTCCTGCATGTGCACAAGACCCAAAACTTGCAAAAGAAATTAATTTTCAACAAATAGTTAATATTGTTAAATTTACAAATGGAAAAGGTAAAAAGATTTTATATCCAAATACAAATAGTGGATATGGTTTAAGTACCGGTCAATTAGAATGTACCGAAGAATCACCACTCACACCAATTTCAGTTTATGGTCAAACCAAATGTGACGCAGAAAACTTTTTAAGAACATCAACGGATGCAATCATATTTAGATTAGCAACTGTCTTTGGAGTTTCACCAAGAATGAGAACAGACTTATTGGTAAACGATTTTGTTTATAAAGCAATAACTGACAAATATATTGTTGTATTCGAAAAACAATTTAAAAGAAACTTTATCCATATTCAGGATATTGCATTTACTTTTTGTTTTATGATTCAACATTATGACAAATATAAAGGTGAAGTTTTTAATGTAGGATTGAGTAATGCAAATCTTTCAAAACAAGAGTTATTGGAAAAAATACAATCTCATGTAAATGACTTTGCTGTGGTCTACGATGACTATTATGAGGACCCAGACAAGAGAAACTACATTGTATCAAACAATAAGTTAGAAGCAACAGGATGGGGCCCACAATGGGATTTAGATAGAGGTATTAAAGAACTTATAATGGCATATCAAATGATAGTACCAAAAATGGGTTTTGAATTTAGAAATGGTTTTCCTTTAGGATACGCAAATCAAACATAATATGAGTAACAAATGGGATGAGTTTCAAATTACTCCATCGAAAAAATTTGGTTATGAAGTACCAACATATACTCCATCAATTTATAGAGAATACAGAGGTGAGATATTTACAACTTTTCATTCGGAAGAACATCCTGTAATGACACAAATACACTATGACAAAAGTGAGATTAGTATTCATGGTAGGTTTTCAAAATCATACAAAGGTGTATTGAGAGGATTACATTGGGATAGTAAGACGTGGAAATTGGTTCAAGCTGCAGTAGGTGATATTTATTTAGTCGTTTTAGATATGAGATTAAATTCACCAACATCAGGAGAGTGGGAAGCATTTATTATATCCGAAAGAAATAGAAACCAAGTTCTAGTACCACCGGGGTTTGCAAACGGACACTACGCATTAACCGATTGTATGTTTCATTATAACTTATTTTATAAAGATGGTTATGTGGATGCAGATGAGCAAGGTGTAGTAAAATGGAACGACCCCGAATATCAAATGGAATGGCCAACAACAAACCCAATATTACAAAAAAGAGACAGATGATAAAAAATTTAGAACAATATCCAATAGTAAGAGATATTCAACAAACAAAGGAATCTTTAATTGATTTTGAAAATTTAATAGTAAAGCATTGGGAAGATGCAAAAATAAGAGGCCCGATTCATTTATCAAATGGCAATGAAGAACAATTGATTGAAATATTCAAACGAATTAAAACTTCGGATTGGGTTTTTAGTACATGGCGTTCTCACTACCATGCATTATTAAAAGAAGTGTGTCCTGTTTGGATTGAAGAAGAAATTCTTAAAGGAAAATCAATCACTCTTTGCAAGGTAAATGAAAAGTTTTATTCATCTGCAATTGTGGGTGGCACATTATCAATAGCATTGGGAGTTGCAATGGGAATTAAAGAAAAAGGTAGTGATGAAAAAGTATTTGTATTTATTGGTGACATGTCTTTTGAAAGTGGTATATTTTATGAAGTGCACAAATACGCAAAAAACTTTGATTTACCAATTGTATTTGTGGTGGAAGATAATGGAGTATCAACCTATACTCCAACCGAAGCAACTTGGAATAAAAAAAGAGAAATACCCGATGATGTTATATATTATTCATACGAATCAAAATTTCCACATTACGGAACAGGTAAATGGATAGCATTTTAATATGAAATTTATTTACGATAATTACGACCAAAAAAGAAATCACCCATATCCAAATTTATGGGATAAAACTTTAATAGATTATTTTGAAAAAAATGATGGAGATTATAATACTGCGAACCAAAATAAATTTCAATTTAGAACATTTCATTCAAATATATGGTGGTATAATTCTTCACCAATAGGAAATCACGAATATATAAATAATGTTAAAGATGATGAAAAATATGTATATCCAATAGAAATATTTAGTCAAATAAATTATTTAATAGGAGGACATCTTATAACAGATGATGGTATAGAATATTCATTTAATATAAAAAATATTTCAAAAGAAGCTATTAAATTAGCGTTAGAAGATAGATTGATTTTTGCAATAAATTATTCACATGAACCATTTTTAAATTCGTTTAATTTTATTAAAAAATTAGAAATTGAAGTAAATAGCATGGGTTTAGATTTAAAAAAACATTTTGTATTTTTTATGGGAACTTCCAATTTATTTGAACAAGATGAAAGATTTAAAAATTATAATTTTTATTTTGAAGATAATTTATTAATTGGGTTTGCACAAAGAATGGCATCACTAAAATCAGAACCAAATTATACATTGGGATATGAAACAAAGTGGATTAGAGAAAACGAAATTGATATAAAAAGAAATAAACATTTTGTTTGTTTAAATAGAAATTCAAATAAAGATTTTAGATATACAATGGGTTGTTTTTTTGAAAGTAAAAATTTATGGGATAAATTATATGCATCGTTTTTATTTCATAATGAAGGAAAGCATCGGTTATATATTACAAATAATAAAACATTTGATAATGATATAAAAAATAGTGCAGATGGATTTGCATCAAAATTAATAATGGAAATAGATACACATGGAAGTGATGATAAACAAGGATTTGAATGTGGTAAAGCTTATAAGAGGGAAGTATTTTTAGATTCATATATTTACATAGTTACTGAAACAAATTTTGAAAAAGATATTTTTATAACAGAAAAGGTCATAAATCCAATCACAACATTGCAACCATTTATATTAGTTGGAGCTTGTGGTTATTTAAAATATTTTCGTTCTTTAGGATTTAAGACATTTGATGGATTTATTGATGAAAGTTATGATGAAATAGAAAATGATGGTGAAAGATATATTGCAATTTGTAATGAAATAGAAAGATTATCAAAGTTGGATTTAAATATAATACATGAGTGGTATTTATCTATAAAAGATATTTTGGTATATAATAGAAATCATATTTTATTATGGGCAACTAAAAAAGAAAATGTATTTGTAGAAAATTTAAAAAAACACATATAATGGAATTTACAGGAAAAAAAGTTATTATAACCGGAGCAAACGGATTGGTTGGATTGCCGGCAGTTAAAAAATGTTTAGAAGAAGGTGCTGCAAAAGTATACGCAGTAGACCTTAGATTTAGTGAAAACTTAAACTTTCTAAAAGGACAATATAATGATAGATTGGAATTGGTAAAAACAGACTTAACATATCTTTCTCATTGTGAAAGTTTATTTGCAGATGAAAAAATAGATATCGTATTACATATTGCAGGTGTAAAAGGTTCACCAGCAAGGTCATCAACTCAACCTGCAGATTACCTATTCCCAATGTTGATGTTCAATACTAATATGATTAAAGCATCGTTTGATGCAAAGGTTGATTGGTTTGTATATCTTTCATCAGTTGGTGTTTATAAGCCGGCAGAAGTAATGAATGAAGAAGATATTTGGTCACAAGAAGAAACTTGGGCATCTACTCCATCTCGTTTGGATTGGCATCCGGGTTGGACAAAAAGAATGGGTGAATTGACATTGGATTCGTTGAGAGTTCAATATGGTTGGAAAAATTGGACAGTTATAAGACCTTCAAACATATATGGTATCAATGATAACTTTGCACAAGATGCAACTGTTATTAGTTCTAATATTTGGAAATTATTTAATGTAGAAGGTGAAGAAATGGTATGTTGGGGAGATGGTTCATCTAAAAGAGACTTTGTATTTGGTGATGATGTTGCACAAGCTGCAATTGATGTAGTTAAAAAAGAAGTTAGTGATATTATTAACTTTGGATGTGCAGAAGCAGTAACTATTAAAGAAACAATTGAAACCATTGTTGAATGTTATAAAGAAATCACAGGTAAAACAAAACTTATTACATGGGATTCTACAAAAACAAATGGTGACCCAATTAGATGTTTAGGTGCAGATAAACAAAAAAAATATGGTATCTTACCACAAACAACTTTAAAAGAAGGATTAAAAAAATCAATTTTAGAATATAAAAGTAGATTATAGTGTTATACAAAACTTATTTAAACAATAATTTTACAATATTATCATTATCAGAAAAATATGATTGTTCATTTTTTACTTCAACAAATGGTGGAATTTCTGTGCAAAATAATTTTTATTCACTCCAAGAAAAAAATAAAAATTTTTATAATATAATTTGCGTACATGGTTATTGGTTAGATTATGGTAAAAGAAATGAACTAGATATTGAAAAAATAAAAAATTTATCTTGTGACGATTTTGTGATTGATTTTAGTGGAGAAGCTGATAATTTGGATAGTAGGTGTAAAGTATGGAGTGAATTTTTAAAAGAAAATAATATTTCATATAAGCGAAAAAAAATAATCACACCATTAGATGTTATAAATTTTGACCAACAAGATTGGGAAATATTTACATACCCATTTTCAGGTCCTAGATTTTTTTGTGATAGTAATAATAACACATTTCATAAGTATATAGAAATAAATAACGGAACCGATGTATGTCTTAATATAATTGGTGGTGTAAAATGGAATGAAAATAAACGAGATAAATTGTACATATGTTTAAATAATACAATGAGAGCACATAGAATTGTATTGGTTAATAAATTATTAAAATATAAAGATTTTGGTTATTTAAGTGCACAAGAATGTGAGTATCGTTCAATAAAAATTCCTGAATTAAAAGTAGATATAGACGACCCAAATTGGAAAGAATCTAATAATAGATTTAAAATACAAAATCAATTTGTTAATAAAGCTTATGTTAATATAATAGCTGAAACAATTCCAACAAAAGTAAATTTTATAACTGAAAAATCTATAAAACCATTTTTAAATTTAGAATTTCCAATTTTATTGGGACATACTAAAATAATTGAATATTTTAGAAGTTTTGGATTTGATATGTTTGATGATATAATAGACCATTCATATGATAAAATTGAAATAAATGATTTATCAAGTACTGATATGGAATATACTCCTTTATATTTAAAATGTAATTTAATTGCAAAAGAAATTGAAAGATTATTAAAATTGAATATGCATGAAATTTATTTAAAATGTAAAGATAGATTAATTGCAAATCAAAAAAGAGTTCATGAATTAATTATAGAAGATAATGATAGAACAAAAGAATTAATAAAATGGGTATTAGAAGATAATGCATTTTATGAAATAAATAATTATAAAAAAGAAACAATATATATTTAAAACAAAGTTATGAAAAAAACAGACAAGGTCTTAGTTACAGGAGCAAGTGGATTTATAGGTTCACATTTATTACGATTACTATACGAAAAGGGTTATAGAAACCTTCGTTCAACATCATTCAGTAGAGATTTGAGAAACGATTTCGAAGGAACGAATGAAGTAGAACACATCAAAGGAGATTTACAAACTGCAGAGTTTTGTGACCTAATCAGTAAAGATGTGGATGTAGTATTCCATTGTGCAGCAAACACATCAAATGCATTAGATACCAAATTTAACCCACTATTACATGTTACTCCAAATGTGGAGATGAATGTAAACTTAATGGAACAAAGTTGGAAAAACAAAGTTAGAAAGTTTTTATTTATATCATCTAACACAACTTATCCTGATATGGGAACTGAGTTTTGTACCGAAGATATGAATATACATGCTACACCAATGCTACCTGTTTATAAAGCAGTTGGTGGTATGAAAAGATATGGTGAAATGTTGTGTGATTTTTTTTCTAATCAGATTCACGAACCAATGCAGTGCTTGATTGTAAGACCTTCAAACGCATTTGGCCCTAATGATAAATTTGATTTTGAAAAATGTCACGTTACTCCTGCAAATATTCGTAAAGTAGCAGATGGTTTAAACCCAATTCCTGTTTGGGGTGATGGCACGGAAGTAAGAGATTTATTACATGTTGAAGATATGGCAGATGGTTTTATCTTTGTAGCAGAAAATAACGATACATATGATATTTTCAATGTATGTTATGGAGAAGGGTTTACAGTAAATGAAACACTTGCAACCATTAAAGAATTAGATGGTAATACAAATCCAATTGAATATGTTAATAACAAAGCACCAATGATTCCTATTAGATTATTATCATCTAAAAAGATTAACGATTTAGGATGGAAACCAAAGAGAAATATAAAAGAAGCTTTAAAAGAAACCATTGAGTGGTATAAAGCAAATAAGCATTTATATAATCCAAATTCTAAACCATAATGATATTTGAAACAAATAATATTAAAATTTCATACGAACCACACTTAGATGGTGGTGGAACAACATTTGGTGTAAACGCATTGGATAGTGAAAACGTAAAAAAATTCATTAAGAAAGGAAATATTATGGAAATGTGTTCAGGCCCTGGATTTATGGGTTTCCACTTGTTGGCCAAAAAATATTGTGATGAATTATATTTAGTTGATATTAACAATGAAAATTTACAACATATAAACGAAACAATAAAAACAAACAATTTAAATAATGTTAAATTTATTCAATCAAATGGATTTAATGAATTGATTGCAAATAATGATATTGATACAATTATTAGTAACCCACCACATTTTAAAACAATAAGACCTGGAGGATATAGAAGTAAACATGAAGAATTAATTTCATTAGACGAAAATATGAATTTTCATAAGAATTTTTTCAAAAATGTTAAAAATTATTTAAATAAAGATGGTGTTATAATTCTTGTTGAAAATTGTGAAGGTGTTACCGAAAACGATATTATTGAATTAACTAACGATGATTTTACAATAGAATATGTTGAATATAATGATTATGGTTGGACTGGAAAATCTTTATTTTATACAATAATTTTAAAACTTAAATAATGAATGGAATTATATTCGCAGGAGATTCGTTTACTTGGGGACAGGGACTGCATCACTATTCTACATTACCAAATATAGTATTACCAAAAGATAATCAATTTGTAAAATCGGAATATACTGATTCACATTTAAATTTTATTAAAACAATTAGATTCCCCAGAATTGTTGCAAATTATTTTGAAACATTTGAAATAGTACATTTAGAAAATGGTGGTAATGAGGATGTTTCATTTGAATTAATAAACCATTGTTTACAAATTGAAAATAATCCAATGAGAAATCATTTTTATAAAGAAAAATATAAATTTGAGGATATTGCGTATATTATTTTACAAACAAGCCAACCGGATAGAAATAAATTTAAATTTGTATTAAAAGGAAAAGAATATATTTTCAATGCAGGTTATGCATATAATAAACCTAAAAAAGATTTTGAACTAAACATGGCAGATTTTGACATATTTAACGAATGGTTGGAATCTAATAATAAAACATATGAAGAATGGCAATCTGTTGATTTATTAAATTATATTGTTAATAATATTAAAGAAAAATTTATTTTTTATGAAAAAATGGGTATAAAAACAAAATTACTTTCTTGGACACCCGATTATGTTAATATCATAAAAAATGATAAATTTTTAAATGAAAGATTTATTACATTAAAATATAATGATAATGAATATAATTGTATACAGGATTTAACAACAGAAAATTCAAATCTTATTATAAGAAATGATTTTAAAAATTTAAAAAATCCACCCATGGATTCACATATATCAAAAGAATGCCATAACGTGATTGCAAATAATATTATAGAAAATATAAATTCAACAAATAGATTTAATAAAATAAAATGAATACAAACGAAATATCATATAAAGATACATTAATAAATGTAATGACAGAACTGGCCAAATTGGAAGATACAATATTCATCGGCCAACAAATAGTTTATGCCGGAAATCCTATGAGTACAACTTTAACAAATGTACCAAAAGAAAAAATGATTGAAGTTCCTGTTATGGAAGAAACTCAAATGGGTATGAGTTTGGGTTTGGCAATGACTGGAAAAAGAGTTATTACATTCTACCCAAGATGGGATTTTATTATATCAGCAACAAATCAATTAGTTAATCACATTGACAAATATGAATTAATGACGGAAAACAAAGTCAATATACTTATTAGAGTTGGTAAAGGTGCGGACACACCATTAGACCCTGGCCACCAACATAAAGCAAATTATATTGAAGAATTTAAAACAATGTGTCCAAATATTGAAATACATGATTTAAAAACATGGCAAGATGTTGAATTATCTTATAAATATGCAATTGAAAATGGTGGTATTCATATATTAACGGAATACCCAGAATTATACAATAAATAAAAAATATGAAAAAAATTATTAAAAAAATTAAAGATTGGTACAAAACCAGACAAAACAGAAAAAAGCTTCAAAAAAAATTAGCAGAATTAAAAAAAAGAGACCCATTCGTTTATAAGAGTTTCTAATAATTTAGGATATTTATATACATGAATTTATTGAAAGAAGTAAATAAACCAATAGTTACACAAACTATTGTTATATATGGTGGTAGATTTCAACCATTCCACAAAGGACATTATGCGGCTTACGAAGATTTAGTTTCTAAATTTGGAAAAGCAAATGTATATATTGGAACCTCTAACGATACAAGTTCAGACAAATCTCCATTTACATTTAAGGAGAAAAAAGAAATTGCAATTAAGATGTTTGGAGTACCAGCATCTAAATTTGTCAAAGTAAACAACCCTTACAGACCCGTAGAGATACTTTCTAAATACGATGGTAAGACTACTCAATACATTGCAGCAGTCGGAGAAAAGGATGCCAGTAGGTTAAAGAGTGGATATTTTAAACCATACAAAGGTAAAGCCGGATATGGTTATGATGAGGTTGGTTATTATTACCCAGTTCCTGCAGAAGCAAATCCAATAAGTGGAACTGATGTTAGAAAAAAATTAGGAAGTTCAAATAAAGAGGTAGCAAAAAAGTTTTTCTTAAAAGCATACCCATCATTTGATAGAGAAGTTTTTAAAATGATTACTTCAAAATTAAATGAAGATGGAATGCCGGGTGGAATAGGTGTTGGGTTAGTTTTACCAGGTGGATATATCAATGGTGCACCAACAGGTTCAGTAGAAGAAAGTAATAATACAAAACCTTCTTACGAAATGAGACCTGAACCACATCCTACAAGACATCAAACGGAACATCCATCAGATGAACCGGATTGGCATAAAAAGAACGACCCATATGACCCAATTGCAGAAATAATTGGAAATACTATAACTAATGAAATGTTTGAGGAATGGTTAATGGAATATCTTAACGAAGTTCCAAATAAAAACTTAGATGTAGATATTACATATACAGCAGCAGATGGTAAACAAAAGAAAATTAAAGCAAGAAATGCTTTGAGATTACCAAAAGACCATCCGGCACATATTCAAGCTGCAAAAATACAAGGGCCCACCGATGCACCTGTAAATGAACCTAAGAAAAAAGAACAACCAGGAAAAGCAGCAACACAATCTGCCAAACCATCTGAACCTGGCCAACCTGTAAAACAAGGACAAACGGCTCAAGGTAAGATGGATAAAGAAACACCTTCTACTACAAATCCAGAAGCAGGACAAGAACAAGGCCCATCACCTGAACAAAAATTAAGTGGTGTAGAATTAAAATCATCGGCAGAAAAAAATATAGAAAAACAAAAATCATCCGATTTTGCAAAAGGATATGTAAAAAGAATTGGAGATAAAATAAAAAATTGGTCAGAAGAAGAAAAACAATTTTTTAAAGAAAAGTTACACAATGGTGGTTCTACCGAAAGAAGAAGTTGGGGTAAAGCAATAATGGATAAAGCAAAGGGTGCAGGTCTTGCAATTATGCGTGGTTTAAAACATGAAGCACAAGAATTTAAAGCAGCCGGACAGGGTGTAATGAAATTAATGAGTGGAAAGAAGTTAGATGGTCATGATAAAAAAGCAATGTTATCCGTTGGTAAAAAAATTGTAATAACAGGTTTAACTGCAGCTATCACAGGAGGTTTAGCACATGGTGCAGCTGCATTTGCAAAACACGTTGCAATTGAATTAATTCCACATGCTATTGGTGAGGTGACAATAGGTGGTGTTGCAAAGGCTGCAATGTTTGCAGAAGGTACAAACCCCGCAACCACACTTAATATATTCGCAGCTGCAATTGCAGAAAGAATGGAAAATATGAAAATAACTCCTAAAATAATGGAGGATATGATTGATTCTTATAATAATAAAAAATTAGAATCAAAATTTAAACTAAACGAAAACCTTTCAGAATCAAAAGAAAATTCAATAAATCATTTTGTAGAATACGCAACTAAAAAATTAAAGTTAAAAGAAACTCCAAAAATTACTTTATTAAGTGGTAGAGAATATTCTGAAGCAAAAACCAGTTTAGGTGGATACAATCCAATGTCAAAAGAAATATATGTTGCAATAGAAGGTAGATTGACGGCAGACATACTTAGAACTCTTGCACATGAGATGGTTCATAGAAAACAAGATGAATTGGGTTTAGTTAAAGATGAAGTTAAAGATGGTGCAACGGGTTCTCCAATAGAAAACCAAGCACATGCGGTAGCGGGAATCTTAATGAGAAATTATGGTAAGATAAATAAACAAATTTACAACGAAAGTATTAATATAGATGTTGACAAAGGTGATACTGTTTTGATGGGTAAATTTAAAAACAAAAAAGTTGTTGTAAAAGATATTGGAAAGGATGACTACGGAATGCCAACAATTAATGGTAAGAAAGCAACAACATTTAGATTGGGTGACAAAGGTCAAAATATATTTAAAAAAGATGAAAATATTGATGAAATGAAATCTACGGATGTACATTTTATGAATATGATAAAACTATATAGAGATTCAACTTTTAGAAAAAGAATAAATGCATATCTTTTTGGTAAACCAAATCAAAATAATCCAAATGCGGTAGCAAAAGTACTTCGTAATATGAATTATGATGAAATAACTCAAATGGAAAAAGAATTAAATCTTAAACCAAGTTTTGATGAACAAATTGATGAACTATATAATGATGTTGAAAATTTCATAAACAATTATTTGGGTGAAGTTAGTGTAAATACTGGAGAAGATGGTGTACCGGATGGTGGATATGTTCCTAAAGGAAAAAAAAGAAAATTAGACGGAAATGATGGTGTAAATAAATCAGAAGATTGGTATACAAATGGTGGATATACTCAAACTGATTTTCCAAAAGCAGATGCAATATTTGGTGACGAAGAAGGAGAAGAAAGAACGATTACATATAGTATCAAAAATTTACCAGAAGTAGATTATGTAGAAACAGAATTTATTAAAGAAGGATTATTATTAGAAGGTGGTGCATATGGTCACATGGCACATCCATTTGATGATATGGATTTGACATTTGGAGATTTAAAAAATATTATATCATCCGCACTTAATGGTGATTTAGGAGTAGTTAGAGAAAAAACAGACGGACAGGCTTTGGCAATTAGTTGGAAAAAAGGAAGATTAATAGCAGCTCGTAACAAAGGTCACTTATCAAACGCGGGAGCAAACGCATTAGGAATAGAAGGGATTGCATCAAAATTTAATAATAGAGGTGGATTGACGGATGCATACAATTTTGCAATGAAAGACTTATCAGCAGCAATATCGTCTCTATCACAAAAACAAAGAGAAAAAATATTCGGTGAAGGTAAAAACTTTATGAACATTGAAGTTATATGGCCTACATCAGTGAATGTAATTCCTTACGGCCAAGCTTTATTGGTTTTTCATAATTGTATAGAATATGATATAAGTGGTAATTCAATTGGTAAAGTGGATGGTGCAGAGAGTACATTGGCAGGAATGATTAAACAAGTAAATGCGGATGTTCAATCAAAATATACAATCCAAGGCCCTCCAATTACATCTATTCCTAAAAATGATGATTTAAATTCAAAAAAAGGAAAATATTTATCAAAATTAAATAAATTACAATCCGAATTTAGTTTATCCGATTCGGATAATGTTGCAGACTATCATCAAAGCTGGTGGGATTGGTGGATTACATCAAACGTACCTGTTAAGATTGATAAAATTACAAAAGAGTCATTGATTAGAAGATGGGCCTTTGGTGATAAAGGGTTTAGATTAAATACAATATCAAATCCAGAATTACAAAAGTGGGCAATACAAAATGATAAAGTTAATGTTGTAAAACAACAAAAAAATAATATCAAACCATTTGAAGAAATATTTTTAGGAGTAGGTGCAGATGTATTAGAATTTGTTGGAAGTGTATTAACTGTTCATCCTGATAACGCAATTAGAGCAATGAAAGACAAATTAAAGTCAGTTGCACAACAAGTTAGAAATGGTGGTGACCCATCTAAAATAGCTAAATTAAAACAAGAATTATCTAGATTAAATCAATTAGGTGGAATTGAAAAAATAGTAGCAAGTGAAGGGTTAGTATTTGTTTATAATGGTAAAACATATAAACTTACAGGTACTTTTGCACCATTAAATCAGATACTTGGCATTTTTTACTCTTAATTTGATATATATTATAATAATAAACAGTTACAAAAAGGAAGATTAGTATGGCAAAAAGAAAAAGTTTTGATGAGAAAAACAAAAACATTCACAAATCTCGTAAATTAATTATAGATACGGTATTTGGTAGAGAGGACAACAATAAAAAGTCGTTTGGTTATGAAAAAGAAACCGAACAAAAAAGAGAAGTTGGTGAAACGTGGGTAGATAGTGAAGGTAAAGAGTGGAGACAAGAAAAGGGATTTAAGACAGTCGTTACTGAAATGGACGATGTTAGAGATTTCTTACATAAATTAAGTCATTGTTCTTCAGAAGATTGTAAAACGGTTCCATATAGTTGGGCAGACAAAAAGTTAATTAGTAAAACTGGTATGTGCACAACTTGTTTGGCAAAATTTGAAACTCAATTGAGAGCGGATGGTACATTTCCTTTTTATGAAGATTATAAAATAACAAATAATAAACTTGCGTATGTAAGGGATTATAAGGCTAAAATGGAAGAGGCATTGGGGGGTGTAAAACAACAAATGGAAATAATTACCGAAGATGGTAAAGTTGAAAAGTGGTCATGGGAAGTAGATATTGAGAAAGTAAAAGAAGATTTGAAAAAAGATATTGATGGTGCATTTGAAGCCATTGAATTATTAATAGAAAGAAAAAGATTATTAGAAGAAAAATTGGTTGAGTTAAATCATCCAGAATTAGTAAAAAAATAAAATATGAAAAAATTATTAAATTTAAAAAACATTGCAATAGCATTATTAATTGTAATAGTAGTTTTCCAACAATGTGGTGGAGACAAAACAAAAACGGGTGAAATTGTAAAAGTAGATGGTAAAAAGTACGAACTTATTAAGCATGAAATTGATACAATTGAAGTAGTTAAGACAAAGGTAGTAACTAAAAAAGGTGAAGATATTTACCATGAAACAATTAAGGAAGTAACTATTCCTGCAATTGTAGATACTCAAGCTTTATTACAAGATTATTTTGCAAAGAACATTTACAAAGATACATTACAATTACCAGATAGTTTAGGTATTGTATCTTTAATTGATACCATTACTCAAAATAAAATATTAGGTAGAACATTTAATGCAAGTGTTAAACAAAGAACTATTAAAGAAACAACAATTGTAAAAGAATTACCAAAGACTAAACTATTTTATGGTTTTGAAGGTGGATTTAACAAAGCAGATGTAGTATCTCATTTAGGATTTGGTGTTTTAGTTAATACGAAAAAAGATAAGATGTTCCATTTAGGATTGGGAGTTGCAAATAGAACAACCGATGGTACAAGTGGGGCATTATCACCTTATATTGGTGGTGGTGTGTATTGGAAATTGAAACTTAAAAAATAATGGGAGTTCAAGGGCAACCTAAGAAGTCATTAAAAGAAATAATAGCTGAAGAATATCGTAAATGTGCGTTAGACCCCATTTACTTTATGAAGAAGTATTGTGTTATTCAGCACCCGGTGAGAGGAAAAATACCCTTTCACCTTTATCCTTTCCAGGAGGAGTGTTTAACGGATTTTAAAGAAAATAGATTAAATATCATTCTTAAATCCCGTCAGTTGGGTTTATCAACATTATCAGCAGGATTTATTCTTTGGAAAATGTTATTTAACCAAGACTTTAACGCATTGGTTATTGCAACAAAAGTAACTGTAGCAAAAAACTTAGTTGAAAAGGTAAGAGTAATGCACGACTTACTTCCTGTATGGTTAAGAGATGGTGGTAATAGTTCAGTAGAAGATAATAAACTTTCCCTTAAATTAAAAAATGGTTCACAAGTAAAAGCAATCGCAAGTTCTCCAGACGCGGGCCGTTCGGAAGCATTGTCATTGTTAGTTGTGGATGAAGCTGCATTCATTAGAGATATTGATGAAATTTGGTTATCGGCACAATCTACATTATCAACGGGTGGTTCTGCAATTGTATTATCTACTCCGAATGGTGTGGGTAACTGGTTCCATAAAATGTGGGTCGATGGTGAGAGTGGTGCAAACGGATTTAATAATATAAATTTACATTGGACTGTTCATCCTGAAAGAAATCAATCATGGAGAGATGAACAAACTCGTATATTGGGAGTAAAAGGTGCAGCACAAGAGTGTGATTGTGATTTCGTAGGTTCAGGAGATACTGTAATCGACCCAGCATTATTAACATGGTATAAAGACACATATGTTATGGACCCGATTGAAAAAAGTGGGTTTGACGGAAATTATTGGAAATGGGAACATCCTAATTACAATAGAGCATATATGGTAGTTGCCGATGTCGCGAGAGGTGATGGTTCGGATTATTCTACATTCCAAATAATAGACATAGAAGATAGTTCACAGGTTGCAGAATATAGAGGTAAAATTGAAACAAAAGATTTTGGAAACTTTTTAGTTGCAGTATCAACAGAATGGAATAATGCATTATTAATTATAGAAAACTCAAATGTAGGATGGGCAACTATCCAACAGGTAATTGATAGAGGATATGGTAATTTATTCTATATGAGTAATGATTTAAAATATATCGATGTTGAAAAACAAATGTCTAATAAGTTTTATAGAGATGAAAAGAAATTGGTTGCAGGATTTGGTACAACATCAAAAACAAGACCTCTTATTATTTCTACTTTAGATACATACATAAATGGTAAAGATATCCTAATTCGTTCTCAAAGACTTATAGATGAACTATTTACATTCATTTGGACTGCCGGTAGAGCGGAAGCAATGAAAGGATATAATGATGACTTAACAATGGCATTGGCAATTGGACTTTGGGTTCGTAATACAGCACTTCGTTTAAAACAAGAAGGAATTGATTTGACAAAGACAATGTTAAACTCAACTCAAGTAAGTCAATACACAGGATTTGTTTCATCAGGTCATCTAAAACAAAATCCATATGAAATGGAAGTGGGTAGAGGTGAAATAGAAAACCTAACTTGGTTACTTAAGTAATTTTTTTATATTTATATGTTGAAACTCTTATAGATGAACGAAGATTTGGATAAATGGTTTAAAGAAAAATGGGTGAACATCGGTAAAAAAATCGATGGTAAACACCCACCATGTGGAACTTCGGGAGAAAAAAGAGGTTATGCAAAATGTGTTCCTGCAGCAAAAGCAGCCGGAATGAGTAAAAAAGAAAAAGAAAGTGCAACTCAAAGGAAAAGAGCAGCACAAAATGATGCAGGGAGAGGTGGTAAGGATAGTAGTGGACAAGGTAAGAAACCAATATATGTTTCAACAAAACCAAAAAATGAAACTATGAATATAGAAGAAAGACTAAATTTATTTTTAGAAAAGAATTGCCCAACAGACCCAGGTAAATGGTCGGCAAGTAAATCGGCAGCAAAATCTAAGTTCGATGTATATCCTTCTGCATATGCAAATGGTTGGGCAGCAAAAAATTACAAAGAAAAAGGTGGAGGTTGGAAAACTTGTAGTGAAAATGTAGTAAGTGAAATGGTGGGCAGAGAAGCAAAAGAAATTGCTAGATTGACCGGCACACGTGATAGTATAGTACAAAAATTTATAGATGATTTTAATTTGAATGCTAAAAACCTTTTTAACTTTATAACTAAAGGAAAAGAAAAAGTTAGAAAAGATTTTGCAACTGCAATGTCAGGTAGACCTGGTAATAGATATCAAGGTGATTTTGTAGGTATGTTTGGTGAAAGTATAGTAAACGAAGCTTGTTGGGAAGGATATAAACAAGTTGGTGGTAAAATGAAAAATGGTAAAATGGTTCCAAATTGTGTTCCTATAAGTGAAGATATTAATAGTGACGATGATGTAAATTATGGTTTAGTTGAACCTGAAGAATATGATGTAGAAGATGAGGATATGGAGGATTTCATTTCATTTATGAGAGCATATGATAAAAACTTAAATGAAGGATGTCAATGTTTAAGAGAAGCAGAATATCAGGGTAGAGAAGTTAAGTTGGGAAAACCAATGGCAGGTGATGTAAAGAAATTTAAAGTATATGTAAAAAACCCAGCTGGTAATGTAGTGAAGGTAAACTTTGGACATGGTGGAACATCCGCAGCATCCAAAGGTGAAAAAACAATGAGAATAAGAAAATCCAATCCTGCTGCTAGAAAATCATTTAGAGCAAGACATAATTGTGATAGTCCAGGACCAAGACATAAAGCAAGATATTGGAGTTGTAGAAAATGGTAATATTTGGAAAACTCAAATATTTTCCGTATATTTAAAGATAATATAAACAAAAATGGCAGATAAAACAATATTTAGTAGGTTACAAAAATTATTTTCAACAAATACTATTGTCCGTAAAACGCAAGATGGTGTAAAGGTTGTTGATACCGATGAGTGGCAGAACATGACCACAAACTTAGTTGACCGCTTTATGAAAATGAAAGTGACTAACTATGGTACGGGTGCAACACAATCATCAATGGCATATCAACAAGTTAGAATTGACTTGTTTAGAGATTACGATTCTATGGATATGGACCCGATTCTATCATCGGCATTAGATGTATATTCGGATGAAACTACTGCAAGAAACGAAATGGGTAATGTTTTAAAAATTCATCATGAAGATGACCAAATAAAACAAATATTAGAAAATTTATTTTACGATATTATTAATGTAGAATTCAATTTATGGCCATGGACTAGAAATTTAGTAAAATATGGTGATTTCTTTTTACAATTGGAAATAGCAGATAAATTGGGTATTGTAAATGTAATGCCATTATCAACATACGAAGTTAGTAGAGTTGAAAATTTTGACCCAGAAAATCCACAAAGAGTTAAATTCATATACGCACCATACCAAAACCCATCAGGTGGATATGGTCAAACTCCAAAGAAAGAATTTGAAAACTATGAAATGGCTCACTTTAGATTAAACTCAGATTCAAACTTTTTACCTTACGGAAAATCTATGATTGAAGGTGCAAGAAGAGTTTGGAAACAATTGATGTTGATGGAAGATGCGATGTTAATTCATAGAGTAATGAGAGCTCCTGAAAAAAGAATATTCAAAATTGATGTAGGTAATATTCCACCGAATGAGGTCGATAACTACATGCAAAAAATTATCAATGGTTCTAAAAAGGTTCCATTTGTAGACGAAAGAACTGGTGATTATAATTTAAAGTACAATATGCAAAACCTTATTGAAGATTATTACATGCCAGTTCGTGGTAATGATAATGGTACTTCAATTGATACATTAAAAGGTTTGGAATATAATATGATTGATGATATTAACTACTTAAAGGGTAAGTTAATGGCAGCATTAAAAATTCCAAAAGCATTCTTAGGATATGAAGAAGATGTAAATGGTAAAGCAACTCTTGCAGCACAAGATGTTAGATTTGCAAAAACTATTGAAAGAATACAAAGAGTATTGATTTCGGAATTAACTAAAGTAGCAATTGTTCACTTATATGCACAAGGTATTACTGATGATAGATTAACTGATTTTACATTGGAACTTACAATACCATCAAAAATTTACGAACAAGAGCAAGTTGAATTATACACTTCTAAAGTAGCATTAATTCAACAAATGCAACAAACTAAAATGTTCTCTAAAGAATGGATGTATGAGGCAGTAATGAAACTTGCAAAAGATGAGCAAGATACAATGACATTACAGGTATTAGATGATACAAAACAAACATTCCGTTTAACCTCAATTGAAACACAAGGTGTAGACCCTGCAAAAGAAACAGGTACGGATGGTGCAACAAATGTAGAAGAAGAATTGGATAGATTAAAATCGGAACTAGAAGAAGATGGTGTTGGTAGACCAAAAGACCCTGTTAGATATGGTAAAGATGACCACCCAGAAGGTAGAGACCCATTAGGTATTAAAACCCTTAAACAAAAAGAAGGTTCGGTAAAATACAAAGCAAGAGATTCGTATTTAGAGATATTTAAAGACATGAACGGAAATAAAAAGACTATTTTAACAGAAGATAACACAAAATAGTATTAAACCAATAATAAAATATATTTATATCAGAATAATTGTATAATTTGATGAAAAAAATAAAACATTCGAAATTTAAAAATACGGGATTTATATTTGAATTATTAGTAAGACAAATTACTGCAGAAGTAATGTCATCTAGTAAGTCAGTAGCTGAAAAACTTTTAAAAGAACACTTTAATTCTAAGCAAGAATTATCAAAAGAATTGAAATTATATCAATATCTTATTAATGAAAAATATAATTCAGAATCAAAGGCTGAACAATTCATTAATACAATATTAGAAGCTCGTAAGAAAATCGATGAGAAAAAACTTACAAAAGAAAAATACAATCTTATAAAAGAGATTAAAGAAACTTATGATTTAGATGAGTTTATCAAATCTCCAATTTCTAATTATAAAACATTAGCATCTATTTATAAAATATTTGAAACAGTTGTAACCGATACACAATACGAACCAACCGATATAGTATCAGCAAGATTTACAATTGCAGAAAATATTATTAATTCTTCTATTCAAAATAAAGATGTAAAACTTAAAGATGCAGTTTTAGAAGAATATAGAAAACAAGATGATGATTTAAGAGCGGTTTCTTATAAATTATTAGTTGAATCATTTAATAACAAATATAGTAATCTTACAAATGACCAAAAGGGTTTATTGAGAGAATATATTAATAATATCAATAATACTGGTAAATTAAGTGAATATGTTTCAAATGAGGTAACTAAATTGGTAGAAGGATTAAAACAAGTTGGTTCTAAAATTTCTGACAAAGTAACAAAAATTAAATTAGCAGAAACTATTACAAATATTAGAAAAATTAAATCTGTTAAAAAGATTAAAGAACAACACTTATCGGCAATGATGATGACATATGAATTATTAAAAGAATTAAAAGAATCAATAAAAAAATAAAAAATGGTAAATTATAGAATATTTAACGCAAAAGAATATACCGCAGGACAATCCGGTTCATTGGAAAATGCATGGGGTGTAATGAGAGGTTCAGCAGTTTGTTCAGGTTCAGTATACTTAGAAGGATTTGTAACTCCGTCAGGTTCAACACCGGCTAGCACTCGTTCTACTTTAAAATTAGAATCATTGGCACAAGGTGAACCAATTCCTTGTTATGTTAGAAGTATTACAGTAACATCTGGAACAGCATATTTATTAGCATAATAAACACAAAAAAATGCCAGAAGTATCTAAAGAACAACAATTAAGTAAGATTAGAGAAATCGTTCGTAAAATAGTTAGAGAAAGAATGATTGACGAAATGAACACCACAGGTAATATTGAAGGATATAATACTCCATATGCATTTAGTGGTAAAGATAGTGAAAAGAAAAAAGCCAAAAGACAAGCAGACCTAACAGGATATACTCCAGTTAATGAAAATAGATGGTTGGCATTAAAACAAGATGAATCAACCGCACAATCTAAAATTGGTAGAGGTATATCTAATATCAATAAACAATTGAGAGAAATGGAAAGATTTCTTAATTGGTATGGTAAGATTAAAAATGAAAGTGGTGTTAGTAATAAATCCTATTGGAAAAGAACAAATAGTCATATTTATAGTATACAGGAGAGATTATTAAAATTAGACCAAAAAATCAGACAAATATCAGAATAATGAAACATACAGAATTAAAAGAACTTATCCGTCAAGTAGTTAAAGAAGAGGCAGACTACCAACAATTATTTAAACATATGTTAGATAGAACAGGTAAATCTATTCCTGATATGTCCGATGGTGAAAAGGTAAAATTTTTTAGTGCAGTAGATAAAGCATATAAAGCAAAATCAGAAGGTAAATTAACAGGATACAACGAAGCTGAATTATCAGCAGGCCAAAAGAAAATTGATGTGGATGGTGATGGTGAAATAGAAGGTTCGGATTTAGCAGCATTAAGAAATAAAAAATAATGAGTAAAGGATTATTAATTGAAACACATTTGTTTGAAGCAAAACTTCAACAAGAAGAAAATGGAACTTATTTAGTTAAGGGAATTCTTCAAAGAGCAGGTGCTCCAAATCAAAATAATAGAAGATATCCTAAAGAAATATTAGAAAGAGAGTGTCAAAAATATCAACAACTTATTAAAGAAAGAAGAGCTTTAGGTGAATTAGACCATCCTGAATCTCCTGTTATTAATTTAAAGAATGTATCACACAACATTAGAGAAATCTATTGGGAAGGTGATGATGTGTGTGGAGTAGTGGAAATACTTTCAACACCATCTGGAAACATTTTAAAAGAATTATTAAAGAACAATATTCGTTTAGGTATTTCATCTAGAGGTTTAGGTTCAGTTAAAGAATTAAGAGATGGTACCGTAATGGTAGCAGAAGATTTCGAATTGGTAGGGTGGGATTTTGTTTCAAACCCATCAACACATGGAGCATTTATGGCACCTTTACAGGAGTCAAAACAATGGGCAAAGATAGCAGAGGAATGTGGTAAGTGGTGTAGGTCACAAGATTTAATGAGAGAAATTATAATTGAACTTAATTAATATGGCAAAGTTAATAAACTTAATACCTGGTAGAGAAATTGTAAAAGAAGAATTAGATGATATGGATGTTGCATTGCCGGCATCTGCAGAAAGATTTTTAGATAGAGCAATTAAAGCATTAAAAGGATATAATCTTAATAAAAGAAAAGAACAATATGTAATTGCAAAAATGATTGATGCATTAGGTATGACTCCATCCGAATTAATGCAAGCGGTTCAAAAATTGAAGAAAAATAAAATTGTAAATAGATAACTTATGATAAAGTTAAAACATATATTGAGAGAAACCGAAGAGTTTCAACAACTTCCAACCGAATTAAAAAGACATTTTTTAGAAATCATTTCTACATACGGACAACATAGAGAGGGGATGAATAGAAAATCTGATATTATGCAAATTGCAGAAACATTGGGTGGAATTGCAGATGCAGCACAAGAATATACTTTAAGAGAAGGTGGTGATTGGTTCGATAGAGTTACAATCAAGCGTAACATGAACGAATTAAAAAAATTACAAGCTGGTTTTGAAAAAGAAGCAGTAGAAGCAAAATCACAACAAGAAAGATTAGAAGCATTGTATGAAGATATGGGGCATGTATTAGGAAGATATTTTGAAATAGCGGATTTATCGGAAGATGTTATGAAACAAAGATTGGGATTACAAGAATGTAAAACTTGCAATGGAAAATAAACAACAATTAAACGAATTTTCTTTAATAGCTATATTAGGTGGTATTGCATTATTTGCATGGTTTAGTATGCTGTTTGGTAAATTAGCAGATAATATTGATGCATATTATAATGGTAGAAGTGTTGAAATACAAAGAGCATTAAAAAAAATATTAAAATCTATATATAAAAACCCAACATTTTTAAGTAGAATAGATAATGATGTAGATAAGATGGGCATTGGTGGTGGATTAGTATCAGCAATAATGTCATATCCAGAATTAAAATCGGAATTAAATTCATATAAAAATGATAAGGATATTAATTTTGAAGAACTTAAAAAAGAATTAACCGCAGTCCTTACAAAAGCAATGTATGAAGAAGCACAAGAAAGAGGATTGGTGAATAAAATAGAGAAACAAATAAAAAATACAAAGTGGAACAATTAGCTTCATTGTTATTACATAGTAGAACACAAACACATTCATTCCATGTAGGAGTTAAAGGTGTTGGTTCATTTTCAGCACATATTGCGTTGGGAAACTATTACGATACAATTGGTGGTTTAGTAGATGGTTTAGTTGAGGCATATCAAGGACAATACGGATTAATTAAATTACAATCGGTAAGTGGTTTAGATACAAATAATGATATCAAAAATGTAATTGCATATTTTGATAAATTGATTGCAGTAGTTGCAAAATTAAGAAAAGACGAAAAATTACAAATGAGTTGGTTACAAAACGATATAGATACGGTTGTAACTTTATTATACTCAACAAAATACAAGTTGACAAATTTACAATAGAAGAATGTTAGTAGTAAGTGTTAAAGGTGGAAACATAGAGTGGGCAATAAAAGATTACAAAAAGAGAGTTCAGTCCATAAAACAAATAGAAGAACTTAGAGAAAGGAAGAACTTTATCAAACCTTCTAAAAGAAAGAGGTTACAAAAAGAAGAAACTATAAGAAAAAACAAACTATTTTAGTAGTTTTCTTTAGTTTTCTAAAAAATTTACATATATATTATCAAATATCTTATTTTTTATTATAAGATTACAAGACAGAGTTGATTAATGAATACCCTTCTTTATAAGGTGTGACCGAACAATCAACATAATT